AATTAATGCAAATGCTTATCATGTAACATTTTCTTTCCAGTTTCTCTGACTAATTCAGTGAATTCATCTATTTTCTTTTTTCTTTAACCGAAATTTTCCTTTTAGGCACATCACTTAATGACTCCCTTAACTGCTTTGGTGTGGGATAGTCATGGCTGCTACTTTTAGTCATCTTCTATTACCTCTATGGTTGGCTTTCCATCTTTTCCTTTGTAGTATCGTACCACTTTAAAACGAGTATTTCTCGGGAATAGCACTTCTCCTTCAGCCGCATGTATTGAAGTAACATCACGCCCGCTACTACTTTTAAGAATAACCATCCGGAAAACGTCTTTAGGGTCATAAATTCCCTTGGAAGATGATGTATAGGCTTTATCCTGGTAATATCCAGTTTTGATAATTGTATTAGCTAGGTCAGCTAACTCGTTATAGTTATTGGCCTCAGTAAACGACCTTTTCAACGGAGCATTACTGGTGTATGATGGTAATTTTTGTAAAGCACTGTCAATTCCCTTGACTTCTTTTTTCTGCTCATCACTAAGTGGTAGCCCCAGCCGCAACGCTTCATTAAGCATATACGAGTTACTGCTAACATAACGATTGGTGGCCCATTTTTCGGAGCTTGTTAGTTCTAAATTCTGTTTCCCTTCAACCCAATGGGCGCTGATTGAACACCGGCAATTGGGATGAACCGGAATACTAGGACAATCATCAACGTTAAAGACACCAATCCCAAGGTCTTCCTCATCATTGTCTGCAATCTCTCGGCAATACTTGCAGGCCCCTGGTTCTGCGTACCACTTAACATAGCGATACCCATTGTCCTTAATGGACTTTATCTGGGCGGCGTGTTGAACCCGTGCTGACTCAGTACGGGCAATCCGTTCTACTACGTAACGAGAATTGGTGATGGTAGTCCTGACCAGGTCTTTCAGCTTAGCGGCCATCTCGCGGGGATTGCTCCCCTCAATGATTCCGGTACTGAGCACGGCGTCCAATCGGGCCTTTAAGGCGTCCTGGTTCTGCCACAGCCGTTGGCTAAAAGTAGCACTATTAGTCTGAGCCATGATTTGCTGTTGAACCTCTTTGGACGTCCACAGTGAATCTTTCATGGTCATCGACAAAATGCTAGCTTGTCGCTTCAACTCATCGGTGTAATCCTTAGCAACCTTTGCTTGCAGGTCATCATCAATCTGGTAACCAGCTTGGACCATTGACAAACCAATCTGCGATTTAAGGTACTCCAGCCGGTTAATCCTCATTGTGGCATTGTATATCCGCATTCGCTCATTGACTTCTGATGACCAGTCATTGTAGGTCGGGTGCTTCTTGGCAGCTCGCATTCGGTTAGCTTCAACAACCACCTTCTTGGCTTCCGCCTGATAAGCCTTAATATCAGCTTGGCTAACTGCCTTACGAGCTTCCTCAACGGTTGACTTATTTCTCACTGCCAAGCGGTTGAACTCGGCATCAATGTCTTGGCCAATGCTAACAAGGGCCTGGTCAAAGTGGCTCTGAACCATTTTGTTAAACTCAGCATCGTTTCTGAGCTGCTGCTCTTGCCACTCCCGCTCCTTCTTGGCTCGGTATTCCCAGTAATTATTGTTTCTTCGGTTCTTCTTCGCCATTATCCTCAGCACCCTTTACTTGGTCAGTTGCAGATGGGGAAAACTTCAAGGCTTGTTTCATCTGCTCAACCTGTTCATCTTGCATTCGCTTGATTTCGGCTTTCGGGTCATCAACAAACGGAAGCAGGCCCAGCTGGGTTTCCTTGGAAACAATTCCTTCAACAGCGGAAGCGGCTTGCACCTCACTGGCAATATCCTCTGGAATGTTCTGATTGAAGTGGAAATTGAGGTCTTGCTTGATCTTGTCACCATCATCAACCGTGCCGATAATCTGTCCCAACCCTAACAGAGCACCGAGCAGATTACGCAGGGCAATGGTAAACTTCCGCACCTCAAAGGCCGCTTGATTCTGCATTGCCAGGAGTTTATAGCGGATTGCCACACCAGAACTGTTACCACTAAATGCCTCATCGCTCAGGTTAGCCACCATTGCGGTTTGGAAAATGTCGTCCTTCAACCGGTTCAGCATATTTTCCTGCATGGTGTCCCCATCAGGCTTTGATAGGAACTCAATCTTGCCCTTGGTACTATCAAAGTTAGGCGCGTAGATTACCTTGTTCTTGTCAATATCAAGGACCGGGTCCCCATTCTTATCCTTTTTAAGATTAATACCAAGGATGGCTAAATATGCGGCATCAAAGTAAGCTACCTGGTTAGCCTTCTGGCTGAACGCACTATCATAGGCTTCCACCAAAGTCTTAATTTTGCCAACCAGTGACAGCCGCTCATCATTCGCCACAAACTCAATCGCCGGGACAGTGCCAAATGGCTTGCTATCTTTATCCCCAGTGAAGCCAGAGCTAGTAAATGGCCGTATTCCATCAGCATTGTACAGGTCACCCTGCAATTGATTATTGAAGTAGCTGTACCGCACAAATGCTAACGGCTTCCTGTTAATCGAAGTATCATAAATCATAAAACCAGAGCTCGGTTCCACCACCGCAACTCTGGTTTTTGAATTTTCATCTTGATAGCCCAGCATATATGAACAGCCATAGATAGCAACCTGCTTGGTAACCTCGGCCAGCTTATCAATAAAGCTGTTCTCACTGAACCAGTTTTGTAATTGCTGGTTACTTGCTTCCTCGTCTAAGGTAATCTTGGGCGGCTTTCCGATGAAGTAGCCCACGTAAGTATCGACTACATAATTAGCCCAGTTGCTGACCAGACGGTTATCGGGACGGGCCGACTTGGGATCCCGTGGTTCTTTAAGAATTGCATGGTCCCCTGCATAAAGGTCATACAATGCTTTAAACTTCCTAGCACGTCCTTCATTATGAGTGATAAAAGACTTAACACTCGGCCAGTCTAGCTCTTTGCCAGCATAAAGATAAGACCCGTTCTTAGTAACGTAATCATCTCCACTGATAACATCTGCCATTGTTCCACCTCCTAGATGTAACGAGAACTCAGGAACTCAATATCGTTGTCCTTGTGTTCGTTGTAAATTGCATAACGCATGGAATCCATCACGTCATCATTTTCCTTTTTCGGTTCACCAGTGTTCTCGTCCCAGACGTATTGATAAATCTCACTAGTGAACTGGTCAATCGCCGAATCAACCACGAAGAACTTCCCCAGCTTCATGAACTCGGCTACTCGTTCCACACCGGCCATGCGACTCTTGTCAGCGTTAATGGCATTGATATCATTCCGCTGGAACTCGGACACGTTATCAGGCCGAGCTGAGTCTACCCAGAAATTAATGTTATAGCCATATCGCTTCTGAATATCCTTAGCAACACGTACCCAGTAGTCGATGTACTTGTACTGGCTGGTATGTTCCTCCAGCATATAGATATTGCCATCTTCATCATCACCCCAGACAGTAATGACACCCTTGTGCTCGAACCCCCAGTCAACACCGCAATAAATGTGCAGGCCATCTGGGAGTTGTTCCTGGTTGATAATCATCGCCCGCTGGTCAAAGTCACGGTAGACAATTCCATCACCTGACACCCATAAGCCCAGAATTTCTCGGTCATAGAACATTCCCGTTGGTGTCTGGGCCTTCTTTTGCTTAACGTAATCCGGTGCAAGGAAAGTATTATCGTCCATCGTAAAGCAAAAGGTTACGGTTTTATCATCAGGATCGTCATTGTCAATGTAATCCTTCTTCAACCAATGCTGTGGATTGTCCGGATTGGTATCGCAAATCACATGAGAACCAGCTTTTGAACATCGACTAAGAATTTCTGAAAAGACTTTCTGGTTAGCCAACGACGCTTCATTTACGTATGCGCCATAGGCAGTAAAACCACGGGCGCCAGCCAACCCTCGAATTGAATCGGTATAGACTGGGGTAATATCCACTCCGTAAAGATGGTAGTGGTTATGTCTATCCGGTCGGAGGTCGATACCAAACTGATTGCTTAACGAGGCAATTACGTTATTGTAGATAGAACCAGAAGAAGCACCCGCCAAAATAAATTGGGGATGCTTCTCGTCTTCTAGTTTTGCCTGTTCTTTCACTCTCCGTAATTCGTACAAGAACAACAGATTGTCAATGAAAGTTTTCCCTGAACGAACTGCACCGGTTAAGATCATGGTTTTAAAGTCACCTTCAAGGTAAGTGTGCAGGACCTCCTGTTGTTTAGCTGTCAGCAGATTGTTCAGTCCCATGCTTCTGATCCTCACTTTCGACTTTATCCATCAATTTATCCAGCAATAATTCCATATCCTGACCGTTATCCTCCATCGCCTTTGCACGGGCTTCAGCAACCTGAGCGTCAGCATTAGCTTTCCGAATCCGTGCCTTATCCAGCTCAGGAGTGCTATTATCAGATAACATACCGGAAAGCTTCAAAATTGAGTTGGCGGCTTGAAGCTGAACCATTTCCGACTTGGCTTCTAGTAATTTGACTAATCTTCTCAAAGCCCTGCTTTCGTAGTTCTTTTTAACGACTAATTGATTGTACTGTTGCTGAGCTGCCTTAAACAGCGCATCATTCTTCCAATTGTCGAGTGTGGATCTACGACGTTGGACAGCCTTAGCAATCTGCTCATCGGTTAATTCGTCTTCAAATAGTAATCTGACAGCCTTCCTGCGACGTTTGTCTAGCTGATAAAACGGCCCCAATTGTCCAGTTTTGTCCAATTTACTCATGTCATCTCACCACACCTCCGTTTAGCATTGTCCAAACTAAAAGCCGGCACACTCTTGGAATATGTCGGCTTGCGCTTTCTATGTAATTTCTCATATGTATGCTGGGCCCGTATCAGCATTTGGTGTTCTTGCCAGCTACTGACTAAGCCGTACTGTTTCGTATTTCGCATTATTCCTCCAAAAAGAAAAGCCAGCGCTAGGCTGACCTTAATCTAATTTTCTATATAAGGCTCATTTTGCATAATTGCTGTTACATTTTTATTTATCTCCGCTAAGAGCTTGGTAGGCCCAGCAACTGAATTTTTATAAAAAATCGTATTAATTGTACTAATATCAAAAGGCAACTTATTTTCGTAATCCTTTTCAAAACTCTCTTCATCACATAATGTAATAACCTTCTTGCCAAGAGTATGACAGATACCTAATTCATAATAAACATTTGCGTTATAATCGCTCAAATCCGCAATGACAAATGATGCTTTGTTTATATAAGTCCAAATGTTCTCACGAATATCCAGATTAGGTGCAATAACTTTCCCCGATCTAATTACAGTTAGCCCAAACTTGTCCTCCAAGTTTGGCTTAATAACCTCATCAAATAATTCTAGTCTCTTAGTATTGAAAGGTAAAACACAAAAACACATATTTCTATCAACTACTAATTCTCTTGCCTTAAAGATTGGATTTACCCACATACCATCGCCTCCATAATTAGATGTATCTGATTTTTTTATTGCTTCCACACAAACTATCACATCATTATCAATGTCTGCTGAATCTATTACATTAACCCGTTTCTTCAAAGTACTATTATCGTTAAATATATCCAGTAACTTAGGAAAGGAAGAGTCAAATTCCTTTTTGGGTAAGTGCAATATAAGATTCAGTTTTAATCCTTCATCGTCAAAGGCTGCCCTTAATAAATCTTCATCATTTACATCATGACTTAGCATAGTTACAAGTGTTGTATTAGTATAAATTGCCTTGTCAAAATTAATTCCGATAATAATTTCATTAGCAGTTTCGGCAATTATAAAATGCATTGGCTTTCTAAAAATTGGGCGCTCGTTGGCAAGGTCTACTATAAGGAACAAAGTATCAATTACTTTTTTAAAGTCCTTCTCGACATATTCATAAACCATTCCACTTTTTAAATTACTGCTATTTTTAAAAGCCATCGAATAATAATTTTCATTCATAAAACATCACCCAAAACAATAATACAAAAAGCCCAGCCGTATGACCAGGCTGGGGTGATGTTTGACCAGCGTGTGCTATGCAAAAAGAGGAGTAATTCAACTCCTTTAATGAATTCGCCGGCCAATAGTGAAGCACTGCATGACTTTTTTAGTTGACTGTTACGATGTAGTCAGTGCTTCACAACGCTGATGGGCGGAATCGAACCGCCAACGCGTGGCCACTACCCACACAGATTTCCTGTACTGGTTGTCCCGTGGTCGTGAACCATGTAGACAACATTATCAGTACCATCAGCCTAAGTAAGGCGCCCACCCCGTACCAGGCCCCGTAGAGTATCTGGCCCTCTTCCATCTTAAAAGGTGGAGCTTATCTAGCCTTACATATTCTTAGAAGAAGATGTTCATTAACAGTATGACAACTAACTTTGCCACAATATCATTATCACGCATTGCACGAAGCCGGAGCACTCAACAATTTATCATGAACCTCTCATTCTTCGTCAAGATAAACGTGTAAATCCTCAACGTCAGTGTAAATGCCATGCTTAGCCAGCTGATACTCAAAGCGATCCGCAAACTCGCATAATGCTCGCTCCTGCTTTCGACTATACGTAGCTGCACTGATATTTAGCTCCTGAGCTATGTTATAAGTTAACATTTGATCCGAATAACGGCTTAGTAAAATCTTCCGCGATTCCTGAGTCATATTCCGCATGGTACACCCCACACAGTCCACCACTTCTTCGGCTAACCAGATGTTCAGAAACCGGCTTTCATTAGCATTGCCATGTGATGGCGACTTCGGCATCCCATCCATGCTAGGTGACTTCAAATCAAACCGCTGTTTCCCGGATAAAGCCAGATAGCGATCCAACTTAGTATTCAGAAAGTCAGTCACCTTTTTAGCCGTTTTCGGATAATCAATTTCTAAGTTCAAACTCATCTGCACGATGTCCCCTCGCTATCTGATATAATTAGTTTGAATGGTGATAATGGGGCACATCTTGCATGGTGTGTCTTTTTTAGTTTCATACAACAAACAAGAAATTCAGTACACCTGCCACCAACTCAGACACTAGCCACCAGCCGAACAGGCCGATTAGAACTAGCAGCATCGCAATCCAGATGATGGTAATTCCGACAATCATGATTCGTTCAAACATCGTTCGCCTCCAAGCTCAGAAACCTTGGTTCAATTTCAATCGGGTCAAAACGATTACTGAGTGACCGCCGTTGAACCAGTGTCACATCACCTGTCGTACTCTGCTTGCAGTAGATGATGTCATAGCAGTCACCCATGTAGTAGACCGGTTGCTTGGCCTGCATAGCCTTAATGATTTCTTCAGCTGTCATCTTGTCCAACCTCACGTGTATAGATTTGAACAACATTGCCACCCCAGCCATTAGCAACTTTCTGCGCATCATTAAGTTCTGAAAATAGTTTTACTGTCTTTTTGGAAACAAATATCCCGTTCCTGAAAGACCGAAAAAAACTAAAATCCTTATCTTCACCAGAAACATAGTTATTGCCGGCTTTTACGCCATAACCAATTGATTTAATATCTTCATTCATCTTCGTTACCTCCTCACGAAACCCAAATAAGAACAACTACCGCAACGGCGAATCCAAGAAGAGCTAATAGCATCCATGCTGGCTGGTTAAGAAATCCGCTAAGGGCTACTCCCGTAACATCCATAACAATTGCAAACGTAAGTGAGAATTTCACCACTGCCTCTTCCTTATCCATTGTCCACTTCCTCATAAGTCCGGCGAAAGATGTCATCAGCAATGGCCCAGTGCTCACCATCAATGCCCGTGGCAATCCAATCGCCTTCATGAAGGCCCATATTGCCTTCATTGGTTGGGATTGTGTAAAGAGGAAAGCCGGCGAAATACGCCGCTTCTGGGTCAGCCTTAATGCCATATTCCTGCATCATTTCAATACTTCCATCGAACTGTTCAGCTTGAATGGTTACTATCTTTCTGTACTCGTGTTGCATTAGTTGATCACCCTCGGTTCATAATAATTCTCAGGTTCAAGAGGTTCATTCACTAAGAAATCATCTTCAAAGAACTTATCAAAACCTGCTTCACTATTTGCATAGTCGGTAAAAATCTCAACCGCTTGCCTTTGACTCTTAGCAACTACAATATGGGATTCACCAAGATCCTTATATATCACTTCGTAAATGTGCATTAGTCGTCCTCCTTATACTTATACGGCCTAACTGGTCGCCCATCCTCAGCAATCACTAGCCCATCAATAACTACTTTAATCGGCACAGATTTCAGTTTGTTCCGGTTAAGTAGTTCCATAATGATTTTGCTCTGGAAAGACTTGCTCATTCTTGTAAAATCGGCCGGCATAAAGTTTGCATCATAACACCATAACCAAAGTAAAGCGTCTTGATTGTTTTTAGACTCTGGAACAAGTTCGACTGTTTCATAGCCGTCAAACAATGAAAAACCTCCCCTGAACTGCTCATTAATTTTTTGCTTTGTTATCATCATTCGTCCTCCTACTGCAAAGCTGCTAAAATCGCAAAAATTATCGTGATAATCAATGAAATAATTGATACTACTAACGCAATCTGACTTAACATATATTACTGTCCTTTCTCATCAGACCAGCCAACTAAGTAAGCCGGGCTGACGTGCAGAGCAGAAGCAAGGCATTCCCACATTTCAAAGGTAGGCATACGAAGATTAATTTCGTAAAGGCTAATTGCCTGGCGAGACAGGCCAACAATATTACCTAATTCTGCTTGGCTCATCCCCGCCGCTTTCCGGCACTCTCTAATTCGATTTTTCATCGTTTTCTATCTTCCTTTCACTTTTCGCCATTGCTCTTCCTGGTAATCAGTAACAGCAACTAGAATCTTCACTACTAGTGGATTGCGGTTATACCGTGTTTCAATCATCCCCAGCGTTTCAGTCAGCCACTTCCAGTAAGTATCACTAGTCAATCCCGCTCGCTGCAGCATCACGTTCGATGCCTTCATCCACTCTTGCAGGTCGTTAAAGAACGCTGCCCAATTCATTGTTCCACCTTCTCGCCATGCCTAAGCTGGTACTACTGGTTGCAAAGCAATAAACAAACCCGGAATCTTAGCCCAGAACTTCTGCGCCACCAGACTAACCACAAAACGGTCGTCCTCGTAGAAGTCCAGTTAGTTCATCACATCTTGCAAGAGCTTCACCAGGTTGTCACAGTCCGGCTTCGTTGTCTTCGGCTGTCCATCGTGAGTACCAGCTACCAGTGGGAAGCAGAACTTCACCACCAGTTCAACTGGACCTTTCATTAGCTGCTTCGGGCGGTACTGTGCCAGGTGGTCGGTCAAGTTGGCCCGTGCCTGTTTTAGCTCGGTTGGCTCATAGAAAACAGGCTTACCACGTACAACATGGACCTGCTTTTCTTGATGGGTCACTGTTGGGATTTTCATCGGGATAAAGAATTGCATTGGTCTAGTCCTCCTTTGCTTACTTTTTGATAGAGTCAAAGCATTTTTAATTTTGGGGTGCGCTTGTTAGCGCCCGTGTCTTCAGTCAGGTCCCCTCCGTCACCCGTCAACTCTCCCTGTCCAGGGATAGAGTTGACGGGGAGGGGTCCTGAAACGTTGACCTGACAACGTTTTGATACAGGTTGTCAGTTTGTCAGGTCTAAATAGAGTTTACTCACGTTGTCAGTGTCAGGTCTAAATAGAGTTGACAGCCTTGACAACTGCTTATTTTTTCTTAGTAACGTTTCCATCTACTATTTCGTAATTAGGATTTTGCTTTACACGATAATAAATAGCTGTCCGTTTAACTTCTAGGTATGCTGCCATTTGAGTAGCTGCTACTGAATCAGAACCGTCATTAAGAATGTTAAATGCCTCTTCTAAATCAGATTGCGTCTTATCATGTTTTGACTGATTAGCATTTTGCACACCAGTTTTCCATTTCTGCTTCTGAGCCTCTAATGGATTCTCAATCGCCACCGTGTCCAGCTTATGGTCAACCTCGTAAACCGGGTACTTGAACCAGTAGCTGATTGGGCGAAACGACGGGAATTCCCGCAGAGTTCCTTCTAGGCGCCAGGCCGTGTGCAAAGCTGCTTGTTCTTTGACCTGTTGCCGCTTCTTAGCAATCTGCTGTAAAAGAACTTGCTTATTCGGCAAATCAACAAAGGCGCTCATCAAGTGGTCGTCCATCTTGCGGGTATTCATCATGTCGGCTTCTGGCACCTGGTGGTCGGGATTGTACTTAGCGATTTCACCGGCAATGAAATGGCATTCCTCATCAATCACGTGGGTAGTCCGCAGGTTCTCATCGACCGGCAATGGCGTTGCTGTCAAGATACTATCGGGATCCCGTGAGAAGACCCCCGAACCGCTTGACCGCTCCATTGACGACTTGCCACCCTGGGCACCCTTGCTGAAGTGGTGAGCGTAGATGACGGAACTCCCTAGTTCGGTCGCAATCTTATCGAACTGGTTGACGAATTTTGCCATATCAGAGGCAGAGTTTTCATCCCCCGTCAGGACCTTGTAAATTGGGTCAATGATAATTGCTGAGTAGTGGCCGTCTTGGGCCCGCCGAATCAGCTTCGGGGTCAGCTTGTCCATCGGCGTTGTCTTCCCCCGCAGGTTCCACATATCAATGTTCTTGATGTTGTTGTGGTTAATCCCCATCGCCTTGTAAATATCGACTAGCCGCTTCTTAGCAGAATTGGGGTCGATTTCCAAGTTGACGTATAACACTCGCCCCTGTTCACACTGGAAACCATTCCACGTGGTCCCCTCGGCAATGGCAATTGCTAGCTGCATCAGGCCGAAGGACTTTCCAGCTTTGCTAGGAGCCGCAAAAAGCATTTTGTGCCCCAGCCGCAAAATGCCATGGATCAGTTCCGGCGCCAGGTGAATTGGCTTGTCGAACAAGTCATTCAGGTTTTCAATGTCTGGCAGATTGTCGTTCAAGTCTTCGATGTAATCTTTCCAACTTGCCCAATCCTCCAGACCAATGTTAGAATCAACTAAGAATTGTTTATCCCCGTTGCGTTCAAAGCCCGGTAAGCGGCTAAGGCGTGACGGGTTTTTATCTTGGGTGTCAATTTCAATTCCGTTTTGATTCAACACGGTATACAGGTACTGGACCCGTTCTTGGTACTCGTACTTGTTCTTGGCGTCAATCTTAACTAAGGCATGCAGGCTCTTGCCGGCTGAGTAAGTCAGAGTGGCAATCGGCAGTTTGAGCTTGCGGAACAGTTCGTTCTGTCGCTCCAACTCTAAGCTGTCACTCTCTACTAAGGCATATTCAAACTTAGCCACGTTGGCGTTTTTGATGCCGTCCCCATCGAGGGGGTTAATCCGCATCCAGGCCCCCGCCTGTGGGTTGGGGTCGCCAAACACCATCGATATATCACCCTTACAACTGTCCAGGGCTTTTAGTAAGTCCCCCGCAGTCCGGGTGTATACCCCATTGCCTGACGGTACCCATTTCGTGGTGCCGTTTTTTTCTTCCTTGGGATAAGCCTGGGTAACGTAATTAATGTAGTCTTCCGGTTTATAAAGGGCCTGCACAAACCGCTTAATCTGGTCCACCGGGTTCCAGTTCTTCGGTTCTTGCAGTTTGGTCCCCTTAATGTAGTCTGTATCAATCAGTCGGTAGCCTCGGTCCAAGTCGTCAACTTCTAAGGCGGAATCCCAGTCCAGAATTTCATCATCATGGCTAGCTGGCTGCCAGCCGGCATTCTTAGCCATCTGAGTAATGGTGGCCCCCGTAACGACACTGCCCGCTGCTTCCTTGAAGGTGCGCCATTTGCGCTCACACTCACCGGCATGGTAACGGTCCCCATCACGTTGTGACCATTGGTCCCAATCCGATACAGAGTAGCCTTCGTGCTTGAGGGCCATCCCCACCTGGGCCCATTCCGCATAGGAACAAGAGGCCGGGTCGATGTAGTCCAGCAAGGGTCGTAAGTCGAATTGCTCGTCCATCGTTTACCTTCTTTCAATTAGATTTTCAGCGCTGAATGCCAAGTGGGGGATTCGGACCCCCACCAGTCACCATGACTTGGCTATTAATTACTTGGTACAAAAGTTTGCACATTAATGTTGAACGGCACTCGCCAGTGATTAGCAGCAATCCGGCCAATCATGCTCTTGGCCGCTTCAAATGACCACATGCCGACATTCTGGAAGCCGTAGATTTCCAGGCGGTGAATCTGCTTTGGCGTAGCGAACCCGTTTTGACTGCGCTTGATCAGGCGGGTAATCATGACAGACGCCTTGCCCGCATTGCCGATGGTCGTCGGGTCAATGCCGAAGCGTTCCAGGGTGGCGGACTGCTTATCACTCATCGGGCCCATTTCCCAGCCAAATGCTGGTTGGTAGTTCGCTAAGTCGAGGTCTTGAATCGACATTTCAAACTGCAACGGGTCCACGAGCTTCCGCCGCTTATGGCGGACTTCTTCCAGCCGCTTCTTCAGAGCGTCTTCCCGTTCTTGAACCACGTCTCGCTCGGCCTTTTCTTCGGCTTCTTGCAAGTCGGTAGCCTCTTCGCTTTCGGCCTGCTGCTCGGTCATCTTCTTGGCTACCTCATCGTTGGTGGTAATCAGGTTGGCCGGATGGCAGAGTTCGTGGCGCTCGGTGTTCCAGAGGAAGTCCAGCAGTAACAGACTTTCCTTGCCAGGAGCCAGACGGGTTCCCCGCCCCACCATCTGAACATATAGGGACCGCACCTTAGTGGGCCGCAAGACGACAATGCAGTCAACTTGTGGGCAGTCCCAGCCCTCAGTTAGCAGCATGGAATTACATAACACTTGGTAGCGGCCGCCAGCATAGTCAGCCAGGATCTGTTCCCGGTCTTCGGATTGGCCATCGACTTCCGCCGCCGTCATACCTCGTTCACGCAGTAGCTGGGTAAATTGCTTAGCAGTCCTTACCAGCGGCAGGAATACCACTGTCTTGCGGTCCTGGCACTGTTTAACCATTTCATCGGCGATCTGCTCCAGATACGGTTCCAGAGCATCCCCCAGCTGACCAGCAGAGTAGTCCCCCGCCGTTTGCTGAACATTGGTGATGTCCAGGTTCAGTGGAATCGTCAGGGCTTCAATCTTGGACAGGTAGCCCTCGTTGATGGCCTTAGGGAGCTTGTACTCGTAAGCCAGGCTGTCGAAGTATTCCCCTAGGTTCTTCATGTCGCCCCGATCCGGTGTAGCCGTGACCCCTAGGACTTTAGCATTTTCAAAATGTTTTAAGACCTTCTGGTAGCTATCGCTGATGGCGTGGTGCGCTTCGTCAACCACAATCGTGTCGAAGTAGTCTCGAGTGAACTTCGCCAGCCTTTTATCCCCCTGCATGGTTTGCACGGAACCAACGACCACGCGGGCCGGATTGCCTAGGCTGGTCTGGCTTGCCATTTCAGTAGCGGTAGCCAGGCCGCAGGCCTTATAGAGCTTGTCGGAAGCCTGCTCGAGCAGCTCCTCCCGATGAGCTAGTACCAAGACCCGGTCACCATTGGCTACACAGTCTTGAATGACCTTGGCAAAGACAATGGTCTTTCCAGTTCCCGTTGGCAGGACTAACAGGGTCTTACGATTGCCTTGTTGCCACTCGGCTTCAATGGCTCGACGTGCTTCTTCTTGGTATGGCCGCAGTTCCATTAGAAGGCCCCCGGTTGTCCACCATTAGCCCCCTGCTGGCCGTTGAATGGCTGTTGAGGTTGTTGGGGCTGTTGCGGGAATGGCATTTGCGGTTGGTTCATTTGACCCTGGTTCTGCTGACCAGCCACATTGGCATTCACTGCTGGAGTTGGGTCCTGTGGCTTCAAGTAGCGGCTAATCTGGTTGTTAGTCCGGTCGTCCCCGTTCTGGTTGGTGTAGTGGTGCTGAGTAATTTCAGCCTTACCCTTAGAACCGATAACTGTTGACCAGTTAGGCACGAAGGGCTGACCGGTAACAACCGGTTGCCCAATGCCAGCGAAGAACTGCGTTAGCTTCCAGAGCATTGACTTCATTAAGTAGAGCCGCTCCCGGATGTTGGCCGTGCCCTTCTGGGATTCGACTTGAATGGTTAGTTCGGCATATGGGCAGCCGTTCGGGATCTTCGTGGAATTGCCATCGTAAACTTTCTTTTCCATCTTGGCCACCGTAAAGTTGTAAACCCCTTCGTCCAGTAAGACAAATTCGTTTTCTTGTGCGGTGAAGCCTTCGCCCCATTGTAAGAATTCGTTGTTTTCGTTATTCATTAGTTGTTCCTCCTAAAATTTTTGTGCGGTAAAAGTTCATAGCGTCTGACCAGTGGCCATTGATGTGCTGCCAGGTCGCCGGTGGGACTTGCGACATTGGCGTGCCTGGTGCGACGAACTTGCCCTGATACAGAATCGCCTGCAAGTCGGCTAATCGAATCTGGTTTTCAATCATCTTGGTAAGAATGTCCGCTGGGACCTCATCATTGTCAGGTTCAGCAGGTGGCTGTTTAGTTAGACCCATCACCTTTTCTAGCGGCCCCTTAATGGCGTCATAGTTGAATGGCAACTGGTCATCTAACCCCAGTCGATTCTTGGCGTCCCAGACGGGCTTGTGGGTAGTGTACATAACCCGTTGGCCCCCTTGGGCTTTGCCATGACCATTAGAATCAGTAACGACTGTGGTCTTGTAATCGGCGAACAGCAGCAAGTCGGCCCACTCTTTTAGCAGAGCGGAATTCTTATCCCGGTCTAGCTTCAGCTCCCAGCGATCATAGCGACCAACTTCATCGGGCTGTTCTCGTTTGACCAACTTGGCGTGGGCAACGACGACTACCTTAATGCCTGACTGGGTAACCAGGTTCAGCCCGTTCAGCAACCGAATGATTTCATCAGTCCACGCAACGTACTTGGTTCCATACCCAGCGGCGTCCATGATCTTCCAGTTGTGTTTTCTTAATAGCCATTCCTTTGCCATCAACTCGGACTTGTCCATCGTGTCCAGGACTAAGGTTTTTGCTGGCCGCTTGGTCGCCACGAAATTGACTTCGTTTAGTAACTCGTCCCAGTCTTTGGGGTACGGCAGTCGCTTGGCATCAATGAAGCTCGTCCCCCTATCATCGGTGTCGATGAAGAGTGGGTCGGGAAATTGACTAGCAAAAGTGGTTTTCCCGATTCCCTCGGGTCCGTAAATGACGACCTTCTGCGGTCTAGCTTGGCGGGTGTTAGTGATTTCAAATTCCATATTTAAAACACTTCCGTTCCCAGTGCCTCAGATTCATTTTTCAGTTTGAAACGATAAATATGGTAGTTGAGGTTCCCCTTATAGTTTTCTAAAATCACAACCATTTTCCCTTCAGCTTCAGCATCACCCAGGACTACAATGTCAGGACTATAACCACCGAATAAGCTATCTTCAACTGTTAGGCTTTTAATCGGATGAAAATTAATGAAAGGATATGGACGCGGTGGGTAATTGCTGTCTTTTATGGTTGTCCTCCCATAAAGATATTTTCCATCAGGTTCAAATTCCCAAAACTCAGTCTTCTTGCTTTCTTTCAGCCATTTACTAATTAATGGTTCCATGTGCATTAGTTTTAGTAATTGCCTTGCACCATTTGATTTATGCAAATTAATTTCCTCCTTAAAGTTTCAGATTAATAATCTAATTTACGGATTTGAAATCCGTAAATTAAACACCTAACTGATAACAGTTTTCCGATTCGGCACCAGCTTAGCCGCTGGTACTTCCTGTCCAGCTTTTAAAGCAGCGTACAGAGCTTTCTTGTCTGGTCGGCTGATGGTCTTAGTTTCCGTATGGACAAACGTCATCGGGAGTTTGTCAGGGTTACTAATTACCACTGACGCCTTATAATTGCGTGGCTTCAAGATATGGTTAGCCGTCCGGGCTTCCTTATAGCCAGCATCATCAATAGAATCCGTCAAGTAAGTCATCAGGTTCTTGGACTGGTTCTCCAGGTACTTCTTCTTGTCCTGGAGTTCTTTAATCCGCTTGGCAATCCATTCTTCGGTGGCGTTGTTCCGGTCAATCCAAGTGGCAATGTTATCCCACTTGACTTCACGGGTGTCTTGAATGGCGTCTAATGAATCAGCCAATACAGTTGGGTCTAAGTCGTCCCGGTCTTGTAGGGCCCGGAAAGAGTCGTTTAATTCAAATAGATTCATGGTTAACAATCTCCTTTAGTTCATCGGCTAAGTCGTACTTAGTAATAATTTCATACAGTACCTTGGGCAACATTTTGGGAGTGTGCCCCAGCGCCGCCACAATCATATGGACTTGGGCGTCAACGTCCCCCCCTTGGTTGCAGCGGAACTGCTCTGCGTTACCGTCGATAGTTGCGACATAAAAATGTGCTTGTTTCATCCTGATTAACCTCCGTTCGTGGTATAATTCAGGAAACGAATAGTTAGTTGAGAGAATCAATTCGTTTCCTGGGCGTCGATGTCATCACCATCGGCGTCTTTTTTTACGTCCGTGTACATTGACTGCGGTGCGTACCGTAGTAACAGCACCAGAAGCACCATTGCTAAGAACAGTCCTGCGTTAAACATTCCGTAGAAAAACGCAACAGTCATAGCTACACCTAACGTAGCTGATATAAATTGACTCATCAGTTATCATCTCCCTTCTTTTCAAAAGCTAGGCTGTAAATTACGGCTCCTAGCAGGATTACCGTAATAACCAAGGCCGGCCAGGCAAATACTAAGCTGTCCATAATGCTCACCTCCTAGGGCAACGGTTGGTTCCAATCGATTTCACTTTCGTGTTCTTCAAACCATTTTGAAGCTGGTACGTAATCAATCATGATATGGTGACCTTTTCCAGCATTCAGTCCGTGAACGCCGGGCATCTTCGGCAGTAGATACGTCCGACACCAGACCAGCGACTTCTTAATTCCTTTATCAGCTTTGAATTCTGGCAAGCCAATCTGTCGATTTGGCTGACGCTTAGGCACTAAGTCATAGTCTTCTTCCTTTTCAAAATTTAAGTACGGTTTCAACATTTCAGCTGCGGCCTTACGATCCTCAGGCGGTGCTTCCTTGATTAGCTCTAGTAGTGCGCTCATTTGACCAGCTCCTTTCTGGTAAAATTAATTCATCCCCTAATGGAGGAGGTGAATATTATCGAAAATTACATTAATTCACTTGAAGCAGTTTCTAAGGCCCTGAATAGCATTCCGCCAGAAACATTCAAGGCTTTGAATATGGCTTTCACTGCTATGCAACAAGTTTCTTCTTCCTTACTGCAAGTGGAAAATGCACTTAGTTCTTCCTTGGTTGCTTTAAATGACATCAAAATCAATTCAGCACTTAGCAATATATACAACGAAGTATCAACATCACCCGTTGATTCATTTGTTAAATTGTCGAATACTGTTGATGATTTTACTGAACCTAATATCAATCAATCCGACAATGGTTCTGGGCAGCTTTCCACAAACAGTAATGATTGTGAGAACAGTAGCGAACAAAACAGTCCAACTAAAAACGTTTATGCCTTTATAAAAAGTCAGATTGAGCAATTCAAAGAAGAACAATCCATAAAACAGGTAGAAATCCCAGATGTTGAAACATGCTTCAACTTTTTTAAGTTTCTTTTTCATACAATAAACACCTTATTTCTGGTCATCGGGGTATACGATCAACCAGCGGCTTATGCGTTTGTCGAGGCGATAATTACTAATCTTGATGACATCTTCGACCTGAGAAAATCCCATCATTAATCTTTCAAGTCAGTCAGCTTTTCAATAAGCAGGCTGGCTTTTTCTAGTTCCCGATTAAGGCGCTTCACGCTTTCTGACATTTCATCCATCTGTCGGCAGAACTTCTTAACGCCTTTTGCCTTAATCCGAACTTCAAGTTCCCTGTTTTCCATCCCCATCACTTCCTTTCTGTCGGGCATCAATCCTGCTCAATCAGCGGGATAATGTCGTTGCTCTTCAATAGCTCATACAAGCCGAGCCGTCCTTGTTGCGTCCATTTCGTGTTCAGGACGGCTTTTTCTGTACCATCTTTCTTAGGCACCATGACAGTTTCTGAGTGAGTCCAACCGGTCTTCTGATACTTGGCATACAATAACCAGGTCTGTCCCTGCTTATAAATTACCTTGAGTTCGTGGAGCTTCTTATTCATTGCCCGACCACTCATGCCGTAATCCTTAGCAATCTGGGTAATTGTTACTAGTGACTTATCGGCCAGAACCTTGTCGTAGTACGTAGCTTTTGGCGTTAATTCATTGACCTTTTGTTCAGCAATCAACCGCCCCTCACGCTCTTGCTTTAGTTGAGTGGCCAACTGGATGATGGTGTCTGGGTCGGTCAGGACTTCCTCAATCTTGGCTGACGTCATGTAAGCACCATGTTTACGGATGGCTGGTAAAACTTCACTGGTCACCCAATGCTTGAATTCCTTAGCTTGTGGTAACTCAGAGCTAAAAATAAGAGAGTAAACTCCAGATTCAGTGATTACTACTTTGTTAGTCCAATCATTTAGTGACCAAAGGGTGGCGTATGAATCGCCCGAATTCTTGCGGCTCAAGGCTTTGCGGTCATCAGAATCAACGTGTTGGTTAATTGCACGGTTCAAATCTTTATACCCAAGAATCTCAGCTACGTCCTTACCTACAAAATAAGGTTCACCATCAATGGTTACTGTGCGGACCTGTTGTCCCTTAAAATTGAATAGTTGTGGTTGCATTTAATCGTCCTCCTTTGCAAGTCGCAGTAAATACTGTGGTGTCGTTCCTAAATAATCAGCCACAGCTTGGAGCGAATCCGCGCCAGGCATTGATTTATTCCACTTAGAGATGGTTCCATTGCTAAATCCAAGGTCCTTTTCAATCCGATAGATTGATTTACCAGTTGGTTTAGCAACGGTCTTGATTGCCGTATAAACTGTCATCATTAATCTCCTTTCTTTGTTTTCTAAGAAAATACCCCCATGCATTGACATATCACTGGAAATATTCTATTATCAAAGCATAAGAAAAAGCTCGTTGAACACCGTGTCCAACTCCTATATAAGTGCCTTGTTTAGTTGTGCTCCCTCAAGCACATTTATATAGTACCATTGGAAATATTCGGTGTCAACGACAATAATCGAATTTTTTCGGAGGACATTATGAATACAGTTTATTTAAGAATAAAAGAGCTTGCTGATAGTAAACATCAAAGTTTAGCTCAAATAGAACGTTCTTTAAACCTGTCGAACGGTTCAATCTCATCATGGAAGAAGAGCAATCCTAGTTCTGATAAGTTAAAAGTAGTTGCCGACTATTTTGACGTTTCTACTGATTACTTGCTTGGTAGAACAAAAGACGTAAAAGATCCAGTAGCTTATTTTAGGCTTGATACTTCTGGACTGACTGAAGATCAAATTAACAGTATGAAGTCCGAATTGGGCAATTATGCTGAGTATTTAAAACATCGTGTTCGAGGTGATAAATAGTGAAAGATGGTTTTTACTATAACTGTGCTACTCACACTGCTGATAATATACTAAATGAGATTTCTTCTACCTATCAAATCGATCTATTAAACATTCGGTGGAAGCATTTTGTTAACTTACTTAAGGAAAAATATTCAGTAAGCATTGAGCCTCATGTCTTTAATGATCCAAATTTAAATGCTCGTCTTGCTGGCGTTGCTATGTTAGGCAATTACCCTTTAATCCAATTCAATAATTCCATAATGCAAAGTGAAGAGAGAAAGCATTTTACCATTGTCCATGAAGGTGTACACTTTTTTCGACATAAAGATGATCCAAATGCCGAAGGTGAAGCCTTTACTGATATCATAGAAAATTCTGCCTATTCTCCCGAGGAACAAGCAGAAGAGCTAATTACAAATCAAACAGCTTCAATCATTATGTTAAATAATTCTGCTTTGCTAACATGTATGCAAAATCGTTGGAGTTATGGAATGTCTGGTTCGGCTTTATTTGAAAGACTCGTAAACTATTTGCATTTTAATTTAAAAATCAAGTCCGAAAGTGCTCGCTATTTGGTTGGCCGATTCAGATATGGGGATACTGTTGAAGCTTGCGGATTTTTACCAATCTTAACCACTAACTTTGATAGATTTGTAGATTGGTTCAACGATTTTCCTCTAACTGGCAATATGTTAGACGAACTGTATCTGAATTTAGGGCTGGGGTTTGAAGCACCTGCATCTCACTGGTACCAGCTTAATCACATTTTCTCCAAAACCAATCCTAATGCTTCGATAGCAGCAAATATGCAGAAATAGGTGCCTCAAATGACTATAGCAGTTCTTATCGTTATTATGATTCTTATTTATCATTTTACTAAGAAGAAAAAAGAAACTAAACAACATCAAATTGTTCAAACAATTCCGGTTAAAAATAATGTAATTCCTAATCCTAGGCGTCACTTAAAAGAAATCAAAAATTATCTCAAAACTACTCCTCCTTTTAGAGTAGAGGGTAATAAGCGTGTTAATGAAAGAACTGGTCATCCATTAGCTAAGCAATCCTCTATTGACAGGTCTAAGGAACAACTTCACGAGACTCTCTCTTTTAAATCTGATAATTACTATGAAGAGGCTTGTTATAGCCATTCTCACGCGATTGATAACTATCTCCTAGGAATTGAATTGCCTTATCTTGATGCAGGTATAGTTGCATACAAACAAGGCGATTGGGATCTAGCTGAAAAGTGGTGGCTATCTGTTCTAGATATTCGACCAACGAATGTTACTAAAAAGTTAGAAATTATGTATCGGAAACAGCATCGCTATAAAGACATTGTTACTATGTATAAGAAAGCCAACTTATTCGTTAGAAAGTATGACCAACTAGTGCATGACGATACGTATTCTTCGTTTAAGAATTTAACAGTTTTAGAAGAAGAAAATCATACAAAGTCTGATCAGTCAATCGGTGTTAAAGACTATCCTAGTAAGGTTGATATGGAATACGTTCATTTGTTGCAGTCAGCACCTAAACGATAAGTTATTTCAATTGTCCAAACACTGAAGACGTTAAAAGCTGATAACTATTAGGAAAATTAATTCAATGATTAATTATTGACATATGGAAAAAAGCAAGTATCATGAATGTATAAGCTGAAATTCCCGCTATCTAAGCAGGACAAAAACACCTCATGATACGAGTGTATTGTGAGGTGTTTTTTGTTGGCCAATAGACTAAAAAACGTCAAGTTCCTGACATATGATCAGATGGTTGAAAACTTAAAAAGAAAAATTTATCAATTACTGATAAGAAGTTAGCAATTGAGCTGATAAAAGCAAGGGGCTATTACAATCTTGTTAATAGGTATAAAAACCATGTATATAATCGAGATGACCATTATCCTAACCATACACATTTAACAGACTTGTTTTTATTCCAAGCAATGGAATCGGATCTTCAGGATATATTATTTCAGGCTACAATTAATTTTGAACATAGATTTAAGGAAAGTATGGCACATACTCTTTCAACACAATTAGGGATTAGTGAAGCAGATTACTTAGACCCTCTTCGTTTTAAGAAAAGAAAATTCAATAAAGCTATAAAAATTACCGCTTTTTTGTTAGATATTGCATACCATACTGATAAAAATCCTACTAGATATTACCGTAAAAATTATGATTGTATTCCGCCCTGGATTTTGTTAAATAATATTACCTTAGGTCAGGCGAGAATGTTATTCTCTATTTTCAATTCTAAAATGACTACAAAAGTTACATCCTCGATGCTACCTATTGAGGCAGCGAGAATACCAAGTTTAATAGTTGGAAAAACAGGGGTTAGCACACTGGCAATTAAGCAACTGTACGAAGAAGGATATACTGATATTTTTGGTATATTTCATCAACAAACAGATCAGGAAATTCAAGAAATCAATACAGCATATAAGAAGAATTTTGATGATATTACCAACCTTTTTAAAAATATGTTAAGCATTATCCATGATTTTAGAAATAATCTTGCACATGGTAATGGGTTATTTGATTTCCATTCAAGAGCTACTCTTCAATTAGCCCCATTACGGTTGTTTGTACCCAAACTCGTTATAACTGATCAAGAATTTAACAAGAACTTTGGCAAAAACGATCTTCTTTCATTTATGTTTTCTTTAATTATCACAATGGATAAATATGACACACTTAATTTCTTAAAACATTTAAAAGATTGGCGTAACAATAATTGCTCTACTCCAGACCGAGAGAATGCTCTTCATTTATTCTTACGAGGGTTAAACTTACCTACTAATTTTATAGGTAGGTTAGAAAAAGTAAAAACTGAAATGACAATGGAAGAGTTGCGAAATCAAATGCCGTAGCTAAAAAAAAGCCCCCAGACAGCTGCAACTGTCCAGGGACCAGGGTACGAAATATGCGAAGCTCGTACCCTGGCTAACTACAAAAAACGCGGCAACGGCTGGCAGGCTCGAATCTCATGGTATAGCAGTAACGGCCAGCGGCATAATAAAAGCAAAGCAGGTTTTCCCACTAAACTACTAGCCAAGAAATGGGCTACTGAGCAGGAAGCTAAACTTAATCAGGGCGTAAACATTGGCAAAGAAATCACTCTAGTCGATTACTATGACCAATGGGTCAAGACCTATAAAGAGCCCAAAGTTGCGCCAATCACAATGCACTTATATCGATTGACTGGTAATCGTCTTAAAACATATTTCTCAGGAGTTAAAATTAAAGACATTACCCGAGGACAGTACCAAGAGTTCATTAACTGGTATGGGAAAGACCATGCTCCACAATCCGTCAAGAAGTTAAACATGGCAGTTCGCGGCTGTGTGCGATCTGCTATTCTTGACGACTATTTAATCAAAGATTTTACCCAAGGAGTCACCCTTACCGCTAACGATAGCAAAAGGGTTAAAGTTGACTACCTAAACTTAGCGGAAATTAAACAGCTCATTGAAGCAACGCAAGCTGGTATCACTAGACACCGCTACACTAGTCGTTATATGATTCTGACTGCCATTTATACTGGAATGCGATTATCTGAAATTCAGGCGCTCACCTGGAAAGACATCGACTTTATTCATCATACCATCAGCATTAACAAATCATGGAACGCAGCTGACCGTAGTTTCAAGCCTACTAAAAACAAATCATCAGTCCGAACTATTAAAATCAACCACAAACTAATTGCTTTATTGAAGCAATTAGCAGCTAGCCGACAAAGCAACCTAGTCTTTATGAATCAGTATGGAACAGTTCCCACAAGTAATGCCGTCAATAAGACGCTCAGGAGCCTCCTAGAGGCCCTTAATATCCATCGCAGTGGATTTCACTTCCATAGCCTCAGACATAGCCACGTGGCCCTCCTGCTGGCTAAGGGCGTAGATATTTATGCGATTAGTAAAAGGTTGGGCCACAGTAATACAGCAACTACAAGCCAGATATATGCCTACTTAATTGACGAGTATAAGGACCAAACGGATAATCAAATTGTAACTATCCTGGATAATATTTAATTCCGGGGTACACTTGGGGTACAAAATGCTGTAAACACCTGATATATCAACACCCATTATGGTCACCCGTTCCATTTAAATAGAATTCTGTAAAATCATGAAAAAGCCCCAATTCCTTTAT